GTCCCGCCCCCAGCGGCTTAGGGGTACGCCCCCCTACGTAGTTGGGGGTTGTTTGCGTTAGGTCGTTACGTGGTTGCCGTACTTGTTGTCGAACGTTTGTTCGCGTAAGCGTTCTCGATGGTGGCAACGGGGTCGGGGTTCTCAGGAACCACGATCAGATCAGGCTCAACGTCGTAGCGTTCAGCGAGAGCGCGGCGAATATGGTCACGCGTCCAGCCCCTCGCGTAAAGCCTGCGACCAACCATCTGATCGGAGGCTTGAACCTCAACGACCAGGGTTGCTTCATCGAGAAGCCGGGGGTGCGGGTGGCAGCACTCAACGATCAAGCCCTCACCGCGTTTAGAGCGGGCGGCGTGAATGAGTTTCGCCTGAGCAGCTTCAGCGGTAGCGGTATCAACGCGGAAGTCGTCAACCGTGATCCAGTCCAGGTTCATAACCCGGAAGAGTTCTTCTGCGAGCCTGCTCTTACCTGAAGCTGGCCTGCCGTACAGAAGGATCACGGATCAACGGTCAGCACGATTCCAAGAAACAACGCGAGCAGCAAACCGGAAATGATCAGCACTTCAACTCCGAGCGGCATTCATTCCCCCAGCCGTGATCGCTGAATGGTGCGAGTGACAAAGCGCCTGTAAGTTCGCTTCGTTATGACCATCGGGACCAAGCGGACCCAGGCCGTCTAAATGGTGAGCGTCGGTCGCAAGCTCCGAGCAACCGTCGATTGAACAAACGGGGTGGGCGGCGAGGAAGCGAGCGCGGGTGCGTCGCCAGCGATGGCCGTAACCTCTGGCCGCAGCGCTGCCCCTCTCACGCTCTGAACGTTGACGTCGGTTAGCGATCTGAGCAGCGCAGCTTTCGCAATAGCGGCCCTTCGATATTCGCCCGCAACCAACGCAAGCGAACTCAGGCATCGTGCGGGAGTTCCCAAACCAGCCCCGGCTCTATCTCCCCAATGAGAAGACGACGCTCCTCAATATCGGGGCTGCCAGCCTGCGAGGCTTTCAAATGAAGAACGAAGGCGTCACGCAAAGCATCGATCTTGATTCCCGCGCCCCAAAGCCTCCGGCTCATTGAGTAGTCAGCGGCGAAGCCCTCACCGTAAACTTGGTAAGGGAACCGCTCCCATATCTCTAGGCTCGCGGTAGTTAGAGCGAAGCCCGTAAAGTAGGTGCGCTGAACCGGGGGTCCAACAAGAACATCGCGCCACAAAGGCAGCGCATAAGAAGTCTCGTACGGGTAAGGAGAAGTAAGCGGCTCCGTACTGAGATTCACCGTCTGATCAAGCTCGTTTACGTTACACCAGCCCGTCGTGACGCGATCCTCGTTAAGTGCCGCGTGATCCAGCACAAGACGCAAGCTGCGGGCAGGCACAACCGCGTCGTCACTAATCAACGTCAAGTGCGTAAAGCCGCGCTCCCGCGCACCCTGCGTTACCTGCGACCAAACCCCGTTAGCGATCTGCGCTTCGGTGTAACCCCTGATCCGGCACTTCGCAACATCGAGCTTGCCGAACGCTTCCTCAACAATCTGAATCTTCCTGGGGTTCAGGATCACAAGAAGCGGATTCATCGATCGCAAGCCTTCCTTGCCAATGAGTTATCGGAAGGCCGCCACGTTCGGGATCCTCACGCTGAAGCTTGACCGCCAACCACGCAATCTCACGATCAACCGCAAGATTGAGCAACCAGCGACGCTCCCGCTCGTCAAGGTAAATAACGGGCATCGAAAGTCAGCCCCCGGTCAGGAAGTAAGTCGTGCGCTTTCATCGCAACCGCAACCAAAGCGCGAGCGCGAACGCTTCTATCGGAATGCGTAAGAGCAATCCGCGCAATCGGATTCGGGTCAAGGGACACAACCGCCACTTGCTCCCAGGCGTCCTCGTCAATCACCGGGATACAAGTCGGAACGTGACCACGATCAGCAAACGAACAAGCAAGCTCGTAAGCGTCAGCGTCGTAAATCACCGCAGCGACCAGGGGAAATCGGCGCGGTCGTGAACAATCAGCACCGCACCCACAAGAACCGCGCCAACACCAACGAGACCGTGATGAACGCGCAGTCCCAAAACGTGGACTCGGCGCTTCTCAGCGTCAATATCGAGCAAGCGCACAAGACGCCTCCAAAAAAGAAACCGGCTCCCCTTGCCGGTAATTAGAAGATATGCCCGACGTTCAATTCCACCCTGGGCGAACGCCGGGTCTATAGAGGATCGGGGAGTCGCCGTCGATCCATTGTTTCCCTTCCGAGCAGGCTACGCCCGCAGCGGGGGGGAAGGTCAAAAACTATAAACGCACAATCGGACAGATAGTTACACCCATAAACGTGAGTCCCAACGACGGGACCAAACGCATAAGAAACACACCGCAACCCGAAGCACCACCAACCCCCTTCCGAAGCCCAATGTGTCTTTGTAGCGAAGACAAGTAGCCCTAACCCGGCCCCTACCAAAAACACACTTTGGCCCTCGCTTCCAGCGCCCCGCAACGCGGGTACGCGCAGACCAACCCCTCTCGTCTCCCCCTACCAGGAACAACGACGCCCAGGCACACAACCTGAGAACGGGTGAAGCATCGCCTTACCCTCGCGCCGCAAGTAGGAGCAACGAGTCAGCGACCGCCCAAAACGGGTCTTCAGTTACGCGACGCGCTCAGCGCGCCTAAGCGACGGGCGAGCAGCCCTACGCGACCCCCTCTCCTCCTCCGCACGTTTCTTCAAACGCGCCACAACGTCGTCGAAAAGCTCGTACCTCTGCGCCCTGTCTGCCCCGCGCTGATAAACCCCGCAAACCACCATCGAACCCACCAAACGCAAGACTTCAGTCTCAACGCGGTTCCTGGGCGCAACATCGACCAACTCAGCCGCGATCTCCTCCGCAGTCAACAAACGGCCCCGCAAAGTGTCTGTGATCGCCAACCGCAACGCCTTACGGTTCGCCACAAGATCAGACACCCGTCACGCAACCCTTCTACGAGACGCAAGAAGCCCAATCTCACCCAACCGGCGGCGAAGACCGCTGATCTCCTCCTCCAACTCCTCGATCGTTGCCTGAGCCTGCGCTAACTCCTCCTCCGCAGGACGAATCGCAAACTCAGCTACCGCGTGAGCCTGACCAAGCCTGTAAGCCGAACAAGCGTCAATCGTCGGGGTGATCTGACCATCACGAAGAACCTGCTCAACGGAACCCACCAAGCACCCCCTCGTTAATCCAGTCGAACTCCTTGTAGATCGCCTGAAGCCTGGAACCCTCCGTATATCCGGCGTGAACCAGCGCCCGCTCATACCCGTCACGGCGAGCCTGCGCGATCGCCTCCAAAGCCTGAAACGCGTAAACGTAATGCCCCGACTCAGACTCCCTATGACAAAGACTCGGCTTACCAAACCTCGTTCTCTCGATCTTCAGATCAAATCGCTTCACCTAGAAATCCCTCCGGTTCGTAGTGATCCTGTAAGCCGCCGCGATACCCCCAGCCTCCCTAACCGCCGCGACCTGCTCCTCCAACGTCAAAACCTCCAAAATCGAAAAGCCGCTCTCGTGACCGTCTAGGCGATCGTGGCAACGACGACACAAAGGAATCGTGGACTCGTAACCCTGATTGCGGTCAACCCCAGGGGCCAAAGAACGCGGGATAACGTGAGCCGCGTCAATCGGACCCTGAGCGGAGCGGCAACGACGGCACCGACCACCCTCGTCAACGATCTTCCGGTGCGGCTCTGACCAATCACGCCGCTTCGGCATACGCAACCTTCCGGCCCAACTCGTCCAGCGGCAAAAGCTCGCTCTGCGGCACAAAGAACGCAGGAGTGCGGCCCCCATACCTCTGAAGGAACTCCGGGCGCTTCGCGTCCCGGCCCCTGATCCACCCGTGAATCTCAAACTCAGGAGCGACACCCGTAACCAGCACCCACGCCGCCTCGTCGGAGTCGTGCGGACGCACAATTAGGTCGTAATGCGGCTTTGAGCGCGTCCTGACCTCGATCCGGCCAACATCGCCGCCCTCCGCGAACGTGTTGATCGACCCGTTCCAAAATAGGTTTGCGGCCTTCGCAAAAGCAAGCTCGCCGCACGCTCCCTGAACGTGAATCTCCCACGCCCCATCGCGTGTTTGCGAGAAGGCAGCCGAAGGCGCTCGATCGTCTTTGATTGCCTGAACGTTGCGCTCGATCCCCACCTGGGCGGCGTGACGGACCTCGTACCACTCCAACCGCACGCGGACGCTCACGACGAAATCACCCTTTGCGCCTCCCTAACCCCAGCCGCAGCGTTCGGGAGCGTCAGAGGCACCCCAGCGATTGTCACAAGCGCCTTCCTGTAGCGGTTAGCTGAACGCTCTAGTTCGTCCCGCTCCATCGCCACCAAAGCGGACGAAGCGACGTACCGAACAACGTCAGCAAAACGCACCCACTCCCCATCGGAGCGCTCAACGGGCGCTACACCGTCCCCGTCAGGAACCAACTCGTACCGCTTCACGAGTTCAACCAATCAGGAATGAGACTGACTTCTAAAGCGTCAAGTTCGGCCTCTGTTGAAACTTCCTGCCAGGGTTCGGAAACCTGACGCAAAGCTTCAACCTCTTTCGTCAAAAATCGAACCTTGCGAGCAAGCTTCCAAATATGGTTCTTCGCCCGCGCCAACTGGCGCTTATCGTTTATACGCCGCCGTTCTGATTTTTCATAGGCAACTTTGGCAGCGACGGGATCAACGTTCTGCGTCGTTTGCTTTCCGAACGCTCGCTCCATAAAAGGAAAGTTCGTCCCAATGCCGAGCAGCGGAAGGGTCGGGTATGCCGCGAACCATTCGCCGCGAATATGAAAATCGGAAAGTCGCTCGTGAATCCCGGCCTCTAACGGCCTGGGATCCCCCTTGCCCCACATTGTTTCGACAAGGACAAGTTCTTCGTGATTGCCAACCTGAAGCTCTCGGAGCCGTTTTTCAGGATCGTTAGCGACCCCAATTTTTACGGCGCTTCCGTCAAGCGTGCCAATCACGTAGACGCAACGGACGTCGGAATTATTCATCGGTTCCGCCATACGAGCTTTCCGCCCCGACGAGCCGACACAACCCGCCAACCACCAATCGGCTTACCCCGAAACAGATCCCGCTTGCTCAGGACGCGGAACGTGACGGTGCGGCGACCCCACGCCCCCATCGTTCCGCAGTCACGCGCCCAAAAATCAAGTTCAAAACCTGGGCCTCCCCGGTCGAAAATTCGGTAATAACGCAAGCCCTGAACACGCGAAGGACGCTTCATTTCGACCCACGTTCCAAACGGCAGCCAATTATTCGCCGCGTAACCAACCTGAACGGTCCTGCCGCTCGCCGTCATAGTCGTAGACCCGTCGCACGAGTGATACATCGTTGACGAGCCGGTAACGAGAGCAGCGGCAGCAAAAGCGGTAGCAATCACGACGCCTTCTCCCGAAGCGCTTTCAACCTCGCAATCTCACGCGAAGCCTGAACCCGCGTCATATCCCTATCCGCAGGCTCCGGGAACTGATCCAACTCCTCCCGAAGCCTCGTGATCGCAAGCCTCTGCTCACGAGTTGCCTTCCCAAACGGCCACGCAAACTCGCTCACGCCGCCGCCCCCTCCTGATCCTGAAGCCAAAGCTGAAACGCAACCTGCGCTTCAGAAGCGGTCGCTTCAACCTCGTTCTCAACAACCCAACGCCTGACCGCAACCGGAACCGGAACAAACACCGGCTGATCGCCTGAGACCGGCGCACAAAGCGCCTGGGCGTGTTCTAAATCGAATCCCTCCGCGCCCGGAACGAACCCGTACTTGCCAACCAGCGCGTTATCAGAGCGGACCGGAAGATACTTCTCACGGACCGCCTTCTCTTTGCGCTCTACCTTGCGATTGCGCACCTGATCTCCCCTTCTTGCGCAATCGCGTCTCGTGGTGTTTTGAGATTCGATTGCGCATAGTCGTTATCTTCCCCAGCGTGAAACCCTGGGCCGGTTACGTAAGAGTCTCGTTCGTCGGAGAGCGCGGCGGGGACAGTTTCCGCAGCCCCGAAGATCAAGCCGCGACGATACAGGCGTGGGCGAACGCCCGTAACGAACCCGTCCAGATCCTCACCCCCGAACTCGATCGAAGCGGCGGGGACACCAACCGCCCAATCCTCAACCAAGCCATCGAAGGCATCGAACAAGGCCAATACCGGGGCTTGGTCGTCGCCTACCTCAGCCGAGCAAGCCGCAGCGTCAGCCACCTTCTCAAAACGTGGGACCGCATCGAACAAGCCGGAGGGCAAGTCGTCGCCGTCAACGAAAACATCGACACATCGACACCCGCCGGACGCCTCACCCGAACAATGCTCGCCGCCATAGCCGAACACGAACTCGATCTCTACCGGGAACGCTTCGACGAACTCAGAGCTTCCGCCACCCAACGCGGAATCTGGCAACGCCGCCAAACCCCCAGGGGCTACGACCGCGACCCCCAAACCCGACGCCTCACCCCCAACCAAGACGCCGAACTGATCCGCCAAACCTTCCGAGACTTCGCCAACGGAGCCGCAACCGGCACACTCAGCGAACGCCTCCAAATGACCCCCAGCGGCGTACGAAACCTCCTCCGCAACCGCGTCTATCTCGGAGAACTCAGCGTCGGCAAACACACCAACCCCGAAGCGCACCCCCCCATCGTCACCGAAGCCGAGTTCAACGCCGCCCAAACCCGCGAAGGAACCAGCAAACCCCGCCCCAACCGGCCACCAAGCCTCCTCGCCGGAATCATTAGGTGCGCCGGGTGCGGCCACGTAATGATCAAGGCAACCAGCGAAAAAGGCAGGTACGTCTACTACCGGTGCCGCAAACGACACTCTGCGGGAACCTGCGAAGCACCCGCCGCAATCGACCTCGCCAAAACCGACGCCCTCGTAGAAGAAATCGCGCTCAACGAAATGCGACGATTCGCCGCCCAACCAACCAACAACACCCAAACCGTCAACGCCGCCCGCGAAACACTCGCTCACGCCGAAACCGAACTCGGAACCTACCTCCAAGCCGTCAGCGCAGCCGACGTCGGAGCCGACCGATTCAACGAAGGCGCAACTATCAGAAGGCAAGCCGTCGATAAAGCCCGCGCCGAACTTAACGCGCTCGCCGGAACCGACCGCACCGAAACCAAGCGCCTTGTAACTGAATGGCCGAAACTGAGCGCAAACCATAAAAACGCTCTTCTACGCGGCCTTCTGGAAGTCGTCTTGGTCACGCCGGGACGAAAACCAATCGATGATCGAATCCAAGTTGTCGCTCACGGGGCCGGAATCGTCCACGCCTACAGGGGCGGCGGCGTCCCCAGGCCCATTAAGCCGATCGTCTTCCTCGATGAAACCGACCCACGAGTTTTGCGGCTCTAGCTCGCCCATAATGCGAGCGAAGACGTCAAGGGCATTTTGAACGTGACTCACGCCGCCTCGTCCCTGCCCTTCAAGTAGTCGCGAACCTCCGCGAGCGCGATCGTTGTCCGGCGTCGCAGGTTCGGTGAGTCCAGAAGCTCGCCGTACGGTGACTGAACCCAAAACGCGGTCATAAAAACGTCTACGGCTTCGTCGTCGCAGATCCGGTCGATAAGCGCCCGCTCGCGGTAGTCGTCAAGGTTCGTTACCTCGCTCACGACCGATACCTCTCGCGCAGATCGTCCAGCACTTCTTCAGGGATCCCCTCACAACGCGGGCAGTCCCGACGCTGGGACTCCTGCTCGCCTGAGTTACCCGACCCCTTCCCGTACTTCTCGCGCAGATCCCGAATCCCCAAAACCTCCGCGTCGGTAACGGCCTCCTCCGCACTAACGCGCCCCTCCCTAACCGCAGGAAGAGTTACGTCCAGCTTTGAAGGACCGGCAACCGAAAGCCTCGCCGGGTCAACGCCGCCCTCGATAACCAGCCGCTCCCAAATCGCCGCGAACCGGAAGAACTCCGACCGGCTCAAAGACACCCTGGGGTCGGCTAGGAACTCCGCAAGCGTTTCATAAGACAGGCTCACGTAAGCCCTGTCCCTCGATATTTCGTAGCAAGCCTCCGCGACCAGGGCAAGCGCCAAACGCGCACCCGTCAACCCCTGAATCAACTTGTCAAACGACGCCTTCGCAGGCTCATAATCGACAATCTCCCCCGCCGTCGTAAGCGTCCCCGCCCCCGACGAAAAACGAATCCCCTTCGGGCCATAGTGCTTAACGATCGTTTGGTGCGGCGTGCGCTTCACAACCGCCGTAACTTCCGCGCCCACTTGAGAAGCAAGCGCGACACAAGTCGCCTGGGGATCCTGCGCGTCCCCGTGAACATTCAACCGCGACGCAAAATCCACAAGCCCGCGCTTCTGCGCATCAGTCAACGCGAACGGATCATCACCCGACTTCGCCAAATTGCGGATCTCAACCGCACTCCTGCCGTTCTCGTGAAGCTGCGAAATCAAACGAAGGCACCAACCACCCTTCTTCTTCTCAAACCAGCGAACCTCAACCAGCCGCGCCAAATGCTCGCCTTCCGGCAAAGCACCCTCACTAGTCGCCGCCAACTGAGCAACCAAACGATCACTCATAGATCCGCCTTGCGGTCAGAGACCAGCCCGCGAGCTTCCACAAGCTGTTTCCCAAAGCTTTTGTCGGCCTCGCGGCGACGCTCGTCCAACGCGATCAAAACGAGGATCTGCGCCTCTGCCTGAGCCTTCGCGTCTAGGGCATCGGCAAGATCGCCGCGCAGCCGCTCGATCTCGGCTCTACACCCACACTTCTTCACAACGCCTCCCTCGCCAACCTCGCGGCGTGTTCAAGTTCCGCGAGCCGGGAAGCAAGGTGAAGGCGATACTCGGCCTTCTCGCTCTCCCGCCACGAAACGATTGCGGGAACTACCTCACAAGCCCGGTCCGCAACGTAGTTCAGGTAAGGCGCGGCAGCCCGTCGCCGTGACGCCTCCGTACTGAAGTCAAGACGGATCACGCCGCCTCCTGCTCCAACTCATAACCCGTCTCCGGGTCAAGACCCAGCTTCTCGCGGTTCTCCCGAATCTGCCGGGGCAGGCCAGCGGAACCCTGACTCATAACCGCTACCTGCTCCGGCGAATACCCCCGGTACTGTCGAAGCTGATCATCACGATTAGAAACCGTCGCGGGCTTCAACGGCGAGCGCTTCTGACGCTCAACCATCGCCTCCAACCGGCGCACCGTCCGCAACGCGATATTCGTTGCCTTGCGCACATCATCGAAGCCGTCGTCCTCCGGGACGATCGACCCGCCCTCCTTGCCCTTGATTACGTCCCCGAAAGACTGCGACTTGCCATCGGCGGCTAGGGCAAGCTCCGCGATCGCCGCGTTAACCCGGTAGCCCAGGCTGCGGGTGCCGCGCAACTCTTCGGCGTCGCGGCGTTCCATTTCGCGCCTGCGCCTCTCAGCTTCCAGACGGTCGGCCTCGATCTGCTCGCGGCGCTCCAAATGCTCGATCGACGTTTGTGCGCGGTGTTCGATCTGAGCGAGAGCCTTCGCCGGTCCAACCTTGCGCACGTAGTACCTCACGTACTCGTCAGTTGGAACCCAAACGTGTTCGTACGGCCTGAAATCAGGGTTACTAGGCGAAGGGTTGCGAAACCTCTCGCGGTTGACCCTGAGTTCGTGGGCGTAACGAAGTACGTCCTGAAGCGAAGGCTCTCGTTCGACCGGCGGCATAGCGCTTAGAACGGAACCCCGTCGTCAGCGCTTGCCCCGCTAGCGTCCCCAACGTCGGAGCCGCCGCCGTTTTCAATGGGAGAGAACGTATCGACGCGAGTCTGAACGTTTGACTCCCAAACCTCGTGTTTAACCGAAACCTGACACTTGCGGCCAATCAGCGTCGAAGGGTCAAGCTGAAACTCGCCCTCCTCCGGCACCGGCACACCAAGCGCCTTCAGCGCAAGACCAACGCGCCAAAGAGCCTTCGGGGTCAGGTACAGGAACTCTCTAAGTCCCCTGCCGTTGTATTCGCCGCCCTGAATCTCTAGATCAAGCTCGATCTGCGGCGTTTGTTTCTTTGAACTGCGCCCTTCCTTCGCGTCAGTTACGACGACGGTGTAGGTGCCGGGACCAACGAGCGTCGGATCCTCAGCTTCGGACAGGTCAATCTTCATTGTCTCCCTCGCTTTCCTGGTTAATGAACGGAACGTCTGAAAGATCAGGGGCCAGAGCCGAGCGGAAAACCTGAACCCACTCAGCCATCGGCACGAGATCGCGCCACGCCCCCAAAGCCCCCGAACGGTCCTTCGCTCTGCGGCCCTTATCCGGGACGATCTGACCAACGAAACGCTGATTGCCGTCGTCGTCGTGAACCGCCGTGTAAGCGCAAACGTCAACCTCTCCAAGAAGAAGCTCCGCTGCCTTACCCTTCGCGTCTATCTCCGGCCTAACGACCAGCTTCCCGTCGTCTTCGGTGATCTGCTCGTGACAGACCCAAACCGTTGAGCAGCGAAGGTCGCGCCCCTCGCGAAACAAGTCCTTCAGGTAGCGGGCAACCTGCCCCCAATCGGCAACCTGAGGGTTCGGTCCCCCAATCGCGGTCGCGAGACTTTCGCGAAGCTTGCCTACCCCATCGATTACGAGGGCATCGACGTCTCCAACCCGGCAGAAGTCCAGCGCTTCCCGCAAGCGGGGGCGAGGATCTTCGTCGTGACCCATACGCACTTCCAGGATCTCAACGTCCCGTTCGGCAGCGAGCTTCCGCGCAAAGAACAGCGAGTTAGGGCCGTCCATATTGACCCAAACAATGCGCCCGCCCTCCGGCGCGATCGTCGCCGCAGCGCTTGATTTCCCCGTACCGGCAGGGCCATAGAGACAAACATTGACCCCCGTTGGCGCAAAAACCGGCGCTGAATCGACCCACTTCGGGGTTGTCGGCTTCGGTCCCTTGATCGTCGGAGGGACGGTCACGCCGCCACCCGCAACTCAACTTCGTACGGCTCCATTACCCGCGACACAAACTCGTCAAAGTCCGCGTCCGCCTCGTCCGGGCGAAGCTCCGTAATTGCCGAGCAATCATCGAGCCTTCGCCTGATCAAATGAACAAGACGAAGAACCTCCGTCTCGCGGTCAGCGACCGGCTCGCTCTCGTCAAGCGCGGTCCGGGTGAGCATTACGCCCAACTCAGAGATCCTTCTTCCAAGTTCGGCAACATCGGTGTTCGTATCGAGCATTCCCCTGCTCCTCTCAGTCGCGATCTTCCATACGCCCATAGATCCGCTCCCCGAAGTAATCCAGAAGCGTCTTTCCGACCAGCACGACGAAAACGACGCCCGCAACCCAGCCGAGCATCACCAAGTACGCCGCGCAGGCGTCAACAACCGTCACGACGCCTTCTCAACGGCGCTCTCCAAAAGAGCAACCGAAAGCGCAAGTTCGGCCTGCGCTACATCGAAAAGAATCTGACGGACCGCGAACGCAAGAAGAGCGCTCGCTTCATCGTTGCCGTAATGATCAAGAACGCGGTCGGCGGTCTCAATCAGCTTCTCCGAGCAGTACCGGTGCCGTTCGACCCGGTAGCCCAGGTCCGTAACCGGCTCAACATCTTTCAACTCCCCTATCACTTCCCGACCCCCTTTCGCAGCGGCTTACCCCTGCCTAGTTCGCGGTATATTCCCGAAGTCCTCTCGGGAATAGCGCGGTATCTAAGCACACGTCCCGGCGGAATACCGGGAAGAACTGCGGAACTTCCGCCAAATAGCGTAATTCTGCCCGCGATCGCCAGTAGAGTCGGTGCTAATGGAGCAAGGGGAAACGCTCCGGGAGCGCCTGACCGGCCTCCTGGAAGCTCGCGCCGTAGGGAAATCTCAGGCGCAGATATGCCGAGACACCGGCATCGATCGCCAAACCCTCAAACGGCTACTAGAGGACGACGACTGGAAGCCGCGCTACCCAACTGTCGAAAAGCTCGCCCGCTACCTCGATACCAGCGTTGAGTACCTGCTAACCGGCCAGCAAGTCACGCCTCCCCCAACGGACCTAACCGAACTGCGCGAGCGCGTAGATCAGCTAGAGCGCCAAATCGACGCCCTGCTCAAATCAGACGGCGAACGGTTACAGGCAGCTATCGACGCGGCAAACCGACTGTCTCCTCAAAATGGCGAAGGCAGCTAGCAAGCTCCGCGACCTTTTCGCGTAGCGGATCGTCTTTCGGAATCTTTGCGAGCGACGCGGTAAGAACCGCAGAGACAATCGCCAGAGTTTCGGTGCTTGTGATCGCTGAAGTAACGGCAGGCATCACGGCAGCCTTTCGTAATAACAGTCTTTCCGCAATAAGCGGATTCCCGTATCGCAAACCGTTACGACCGCGAAGACGTCCTCAGGAACGACGAAAGCCCCCCACCCGCCAGCCCGAAGGCTGATCGAGTGAGGGGCTTCGGGTGCGCGTTGCGTACGAGAGAAAACGCCGCGCACATTGACCGGCGAGAGGAGCAGGGGAATACTCGCTCTGTGTTGCCGGACAGTTGGCGACCCAAATAGGGGTCTAAACTATGTGTTTAGGGGGGTAAAGATTCTGTTCTATAGCCCCCTATAGTGCTTCTCGTGGCAAACGAGAGAAAGGAATCACGATGGAACGCCAGATCGAAGAACGGCCCACACAAGACACCGACCCCGGCGAGTGCCGCTGGTGCTTCGAAGAAGCAATCTCAGGGGCAGACCCTTGCCCCTATCACGGTGAGCGCCCCGCCCACAACCCGGACCTGGGCCGTCAAACCTGCGGCTGCGTCAAGTGCCACGAATACAGAGAGCGACGCGAAGCCGAACTCACGCCGGTACTGACCAACGAAGAACGCAACCGCTACGAGGCTTTTCAGTACGCAGCCGAGCAGCGTCGCCTTGCGTAACCGTCAACTAACGAGAGAAAGGAACCGACCAATGACCACCAACGTTAAGCCCCTGAAGTGGACTAAGAAAGACGAAGAAGGCACCTACCGTAGCCTTGACGGGCGCTGGGAGATCCGCCTTTACAAGCAAGGCCGCCAGAGGGACGCAACTCACGAACTAGTCGATCTGAAACGCCGCGAAGCTGCCGAAGCCGCAGGGGACCGGTACTTCGGTGAAGGCTACGACGGCGTTCGCTACCTCAAAGAACAAGCCGCGTACGAAACCGCGACCGGGATCAACGTCGCTTACGAGCAGCAACTAAACGAGCTATCCGCGAAGCGGTCGGCAAAGCGCGACGAGATTCGCGAGTTGGACTCAACCCTTAGCGACCTTGAATGGAAGATCCGCTACGTCAACGAAGACGACCAGGACGCGGAACTTCCGATTGTCGCCCTTCGGGTCTCAATGCTTGACCCCGAATCCAGGGACAAGCTGCGCAAGCTGACCGCCGAGTTTCTGACCGGCAGCGACGCCGCCGAACTCAAAGAGACAACTCTTACGGCGCTGAACAAGCTCCGCGACGAAGCCGCAGCCAACAAGGCAAAGGCTGAAAAGGAAGAGGACGCAATCGACGCGGAGATTGACGCACTCCACAAGCCCTCGTTCCGTGATTACAAGATTGCGCAGAACAAGCGCAAGCACGAGATCCAGCGGTTGCGCTGGCAGGTAGAGGAACTGCGCCGCAAGGCGGAGACCGACGAGGACCGCGAGTACGCCGAAGCGGCAGCGGTCCAGCTTGCCGAATTGGAGGCACGATGAACATTTCCGTCACTCTCAACGAAGACGACGCAAAAGAACTCGCTCGTATCGCCAACTTCCGCAAGTGGAAGGCGCAACGAGTCCTTGAAAAAGAAACATCGGGGATCAGCGAGCGCGAACAAGCCCCAGCCGAGATAGAGCTATGGGCGCGAATCGAACGAGCCTTCCACAAGGCGTTGGAAGCACGATGAATCAACTCACCGACAAACAACGCGAAGTGTTCATATGGGCGATCGAGTGCGCAGCATCAGCACCCGCCCAAAAGAACAAATACGCAACCAAAGCCGGGGTTAGTTGGTGGCGAATCGAAAAACTCCGCGACGCCCTAGAAGCCGCCGGTATCGACTGGCAAGAAGTCAAGCGCCAGCAAGACAATGACTGAACCACTCAAAGCCGCCGTCAAAGCAAACCGCGACTACCAACGAGCCGCAAGCCGAAGCGACGAGCTACGCGAAAAACGAAACCAAGCAATCAAGGCAGCCGTCCAAGCCGGAGTCAGCGAAGCCGACCTCGCCCGCGCACTCAACCTCACACCCGGAAGAATCAACCACCTAACCAAATAACGTGCGCCCCATCGTAAAACCCATACGACCCGTCACCGTGACGCTAGGGCCACAACAAGCCGAAGCCCTAGCAGACGCCGCGATCGCCGGGAGAGCAGCCGTCAAGCCCGCAAAACAACGCGCCTTCGCGGAAGCTATGCGCAGACTCCAAGAAGCCCGCTTCCCGCGCTAAAGCCCGTCGATCTCCTCAACGACAATCTCCACCCGCTCAGGATCCCCATAACGCTTCGCGGACCCAATCTCCAAGATCCCGCGATCATCGGTAATTACCGACGCGGCCCCAGCCTTCATCTGAAGCAAATCCCCAACCGCCCGAAGGTACTTATCCAAGTCCCCCGAACGCGGATAAGTCGGCTTCTGCGGGGCAGCGAAAAAGAAATCAGCCGTGAGCCGGTACGGCGGCTGAAGCGTCACCCCATCGAACTGAGCCTCGATCTGCTCCAAAGCCGACCGCGACCAGGAAGGCCAACGCTTCGACGCCTCCCGGTTCACGATCTTTCCATTAGGCAACCGGTGAGTAACGCGGCTGCCCTTCGGAACAGGCTTGCCCTCAATCGTCAACGAAACCCTACGGCGCGGACTCAAAGATCGACGCGCATATATTCCGACAGGCTCGCGTACGCCGTAACCGACGCCGCAAGGGCCATCTTCAAAAGCATTATCGCCTTACCCGCGTCCTCGTCGTCGCGGTCAGCGTCGATCATCTGAAGAAGCGCCATTACGTAAGCCGAAAGATCAACGGCTTCTTCCATCGCCTCAACCGCAAAATTGCGTTGCTTGACGTCCCGCCAGGGCGCGTCCGTGTTCGTGCGAAGCTCGCGATACGTGCTAAACGCCTCCGCGATCCCGTCCGGCTCAGTTACGTACTGCGCGTACTGAGCGGCCTCCGCAACCCAACGGCGTTCCTGATCCAAGTCACGCGCCATTTCGTCCGGCTCGCGAAGCCTGCCGCAACGCCCACAAAGATTCTGTAGACGCGGATTAGCGATAGCAGTCGGAATATGGCCCGACTGAAGACACTCGTCATACGGTGTCATTGTTGAACTAGTCATACTTTCCCCCTTATCGGCTCGATAACGAATCCCGGCTCCACTTCCAAACGGGGCCGGTCCCTCTCTGATTCCTGCTCGATAAACGCCGTAAAAGCCCTGCGGTGTCCGAGACAATGCGGCACCGAAAACAACGCGACCGTTTGCCGTCCCTCGAAACGGATCCCGTGAAGGCTTGCGTACTTGTAACCGCAGCTATGAAGCGTGCGAAGAACTGTCAGCCGGTCCATTCACGACCAGCGCTTGCCCCGCCAAAGCAACGCTCCGTCCTGCTCGCTGTCCTTCACATAAACCGCGAGATCAAGCGAAAACAAGTCGTCCCACACCTGAGCGGTACAGAAGCCTTGCTGCCAATCAGGGCGGGCAGCGTGCGTAAGGCCATTACGAATCATCGCCAACGTCCCCGTCTCCGCAGCAACCAGGGTGCGAGGCTCATTGTCGATCGTCCACTCAGTTTTGTAATGAAGACCGTTGCGGTGCGTATGCCCCTGAATCGTGGACACCCGCATATGGTCAAGCGTCGCCGCAGCCGACGAAGCCGAACCCTTACGAGCAATCCAGCCGTGAATAGCCTGTAGCTCCGAAGAGACGCGGGCTGCGGCGTGCTGATAACCCCCGGCCTCCGAACGGACGTACTCAACGCGAAGCTCGTCCAAGCGAAGCAAGAACGCTGGGGAAAGAACGCTCTCCTCGTCCCCCGCCCGGTGAAGCCCGTAAATCGCTCCAAAGCCCTGCCTGAAAATCGCGTCCCTTAGCCGGTCCTCGTGATTACCGGCCATATAGAAAATCTCGGCGTCAGGGGCGGCCTCACGGTAAGCGCGAAGGATCTCGTACCCGGCGTCGATACATTCCTGAACCGATCCAGTCCCACCGTCGGGACTTACGTTTTCGGGGTTTGGTTGCCAACGCGACACACTCGCAAAATCAAGCAAGTCACCCAGGCAATAAACGCGGTCGGGCTTCTCGTCCCTAAGCCATTGACAGACCAACTCGTGAAGATCGCGGTCGTGATACGGCGCGTGCTGATCGCTCAGAAACGCGACAAGCTCGCCGTTCTTGCTCGCCCGCTTGCGAGGCTTAGGAGCCTTCCAGCCATCAGCCCTAGCGGGCATAACAACCGAAGACACCGGCTCCAAATCAACGCGAAGCTGACGCTCGTCCGCCCACTCATTAACGCGAACCCGCGTGATCAGGAAATCATCAGGGTTCAGGTTGCGGCGCTTCAAAAGCTCGCGAATATCCCCCCACTCGGCGGGATCATCACTAGTTACCTTCGCTGAACTAGCCGGATCACTATTGGCGACGTCCGCAATCTTGATCCCAAACGAACTAGCCCTAGTTTTGATCTGACTTACCGAACGCCCGGTCGCCTTAGCCGCAGCCGTCCACGATCCATACCTACGGCCTAGCTCGCGAATCTCGTCGGCGCTCAAAGGAGCGCGATCGCTCACGGCTTCAGATACGAAGCGGCGAAAGCAACCAGCACGCCGATAGCGGCCCCGACGTCACCGGGGATCTCAACGCCGACTTGCTGCGCGGCGAAAATGACCACAACGCTTACAGCCCCAGCAATACCGCCAGCGGCCACTTTAGGAACAGGCTTCATACTTCCCCTCCTCTACCGCGTAACGCGGAGATAGTCGTTTACCTGCGACTTAGGGCGACGCTTCCTGTAGACACCATCGCCACCCGTCGCAGAATCCGAGACCGCGCCAGAAGCACCCGTGTTGCCTTCGATCGTCTCGATGAAAGCCCCCTGGTCCCTGACAAACATTCCGACGTGATCAAACGTGAACCGCACAAGATCACCGGCAAGCGGCTTCTGAACACGCTTCACACCCACAACGCTTCCAAGAAGCCGAACGGCAGCCCACGAGCGAGTCACGGCTTTACTCCCGGCCCGCTGATAGCAGTACGCAACAAAGTCTCCGCACCAGGGTTCAGGCCCGGTGCCGCCATTAGCGCGAATGATCTTCGAGACCATCGGCCCCTGATTGTTGCCGCCAATCTCCATCACCCCAACCAACGACTCGGCAACATCGAGCGCACGAAGCCGCATCGGCAACGCACGCTTGCGCCAGAAACCAACGCGCTTCTGCGCGTAACGAACCTTGCGGCGCAGATACTCAACGCGCTTCCCGTTATGAGCCTTCTTCGCACGAGCGAGAGCGCGACGCCTATGCGCAAGCCGCCACTCCCAAACCCGCAGATACCTCTTCGCTTTACTCACTAGTTACCCCCGCCGAAAACGGCATCGTTAAACCCTCCGCACAAAGCGGCCCAACAAGTCGATAAACGGCGCGTCAGCCGGTGAGAATGAACCCGACGATCAAACCCGTAGCAATCGGGGAAAGGACCGACAGGGGAATAAGAGCGCCCATCACTCGTTCACGAAACTTCTCTAGCTCTTTGACGCGACCGTTTGTTTCCTGGGCTTGACTGAGAATCGCGTCTAGCTTCTTGTTTGCCTGCTCTAGTTCCTGTTTGAGCAAAGCGACTTCAGTCGCGGTCATAGCGCCCGGATTATGTAGTTGACCACCAAAAACGGCGGCATATTCTCGTGCGACGACGCGGCGTTTTGCGCTGTGTTGTTCTGAATGCTAAGTCCGCTAGTGTCACGGTTGACTGTCGTTCCGCTCGCTGAAAGATTGCCTGCCCCGACGCCGCGTCCAGTAATCACGAGAAAGTTTGTGCTTGCCTCATTTATTCCGTGACTATGCGCGGGAACCCCGGACTGAGCAGAAGTCAAAGTTACGGCCTTAGCGCCGCCAGTCTCAGCCAATGCGTCAAACTCAGACTGAGCAGCATCACGACCAACCGGGACGCGCCCCTTCAGATTCGGAAGCCGAAAGTGCGAGGAACCAGCGCCACCCGAACCATTGGTCCGCGAGCCGTAAGTCGTTCCAAGAACCGAATCGAGAGTCGGATACGAGCTAACGGCCTGCTCTGTCCCGTCACAAATCAGCCAATTAGTCGGTGCGCTTGAACCCGCGTACGACTGAATCGAACCAATCGGAATCGCGTTATCAATCGTTCCGTTAGTTGCGACCTCAATCCAACCCGTCCCGGTATCGAGATAAAGCCGTGAGGTATCAGTAGCAAAGTAGTAGCGCCCGTCGATACCAGGAGAACCAACCGTAGAAGTCGGGCGACTAGCGAACAAGCCCTTGCTGAAAACCGCAGCATTGTCTATATCGGAGGCAAGGTTGCCAATATCACGCGGAACATCTGCGGTATCAGCAGACGTCGGGTAGCGAAGCGCAAGACGCGCAGTAGTAGCCAATTTTCCCCTCCTATTTAGGGCGCTTGGTAGTCGCGAACGGCGAGATAGTCCGCGAACGTTGATTCAAGGTCTGCGTAATCGTCGTAGCTTGATTCAAGCTCGGCGTAAACCTGTCCATCGACCCGAACGTACGTCAGGATTATTCCGGCAGGCTTATACAGGTTTAAAGCCGCTTCAGTTGCGGCTTCATCGGGTGTCTCAGAAGTGTAAGTAACGGCGGTTAGCTGATAGGCGCTACCGTCCCGCTCGTAAAAGTTAACTGTCTTATCGCCCGTGAGGGTCTTTGCTGCCGCAGCGGCCATAGAAGCCGGAGTGCCGCGAGAGAAACCGTCAACGTCCCCGATCGCAACCCGAAACGTCTCGTCGATGTATTCAGCGCGAGGACGCACCCCAACAAACTGTCCCAACCACGCGAGCGCCGGGGACTCGCTCAACGTCACCGGCACCGTCCAGCCGGGTTGATCGCCGTCAATGACAATCTCCTGAACCTGCTCAAACATCACGCCGATAGCGTCAACCAACACGCCGAGATCAGGACTAAGGAAAGGCTCTAGCCGCTCGCGTGAGTCCTCCGAAAACTTCTCAGCGCCGTACGTGCCAGCCATCAGATCGCGGTCGCGACAATCGTTCCAGGCTCAGGCAGCGGGGCATACCCCGAAAGCACAATCTCAGAGCCGTAAGGATTGCCGTCAATCTCCAAATAGTCTATGTAGTCAACGCCGGGAACGCTGTTGACGACTGCCGCGACCTCGTAGAACCGAACGGTCGTTGTGTTGGTCCAGCCTGTCGCCTCGCCTCCTTCAGCGGGCAAACCCCAGGTAGCCGGTGACAGATAGGTATTCAGCGCGTCTTCTACCGCGTCCTCAACATCGGTCGGGTCGTAGCCCTCAACGATCGTAAAGTCAACCGACACATCGACCGGGGAAAGCTCCGGGTCAATGACGTAAACATTGAAGTTGACTTCGCGAGCGCCCTCTAGAGCGTCCTCGATCTCACCCTTGATCGTGGGGCTAACCGGCTGACCATCAGCATCGACCGCTGCCACCGTAACCGAACGCTCCGCTGAAGTATCCGGCGTAATCGGGTCCAGAAGATCAATCGCGACCGCACGCTCCACACCCTCGATTTGCTGCGCGAGAAGCGCAAAGTCACGCGGGATAATCGGACGCGGCGCAAGGGTTTGAAGAAGCGCCGACAACCGGTTCAAATAGTCCTCGTCGGTTTCAGCGTCAACGCCGCCAGAAGAAGTCGTAGTGAACGTGACCGACGAAATAAACGCGAGAGGATCCACAAGCTCTGCGGCACCCGTCAAACTGTTGCCGTCAACCCCAGGCTCAACCGCCGCCATTTCAACAAGCGTCTGCGTTGTGCTGCCGTTAGCGATAGTGAAAGCGTTTACGTTCGCGAATGCGACTCCCTCAACATCGACAACGGTCCCGGCGGGAATCGTATAGCCCGCGTTATCGGCCATAACCCAGGTAGCGAACGCCGAAGCGGAAACCGCGTCCTGGGGCTGGAAACCAAGAAGGGAAGCGCCGAAGTAGCGGAAGATTGACTCCGGGACCGTCGCGGTGATCTCGGCAAGTTCAGCGGCTTGCTGCGCGAACGCCTCAATGATCAGGACGTCAAGGTTTCCCGGCGACGGCTGCCAGCCCGGAATCTGAGACTGAATGTAGTCGTAGGCTGCCTGCGCCAGCGAAGAAGTGTCCTGATCGAGCGGGTAGGTGATATATCCGGTAGCGGGAACGTCAGTCACTAGCTCTCCTTCACTCGCGCCGTCACCGTCGCGGTCGCGTCCTCAATAACTTGGTCAATGCTTGTGTCCGCTCGCGGCTCCCAGCGCGTAACCGCAGCGCGAAGCTCTGAAAGGTCAGCGCCGTTTTGCCGGAACGCCTGATCGCTAATTCCAAACTGCGGCTCTTCAGCCCTAAACCCAACCGGGCAAGACAAGATCGCTGCGACGCAAGCGGTTACGTCCTCGATCGAGTCCTGCTCGTTGTAGGCGTCGAAGTTGAACGGGAACGTGAAGTGCGGGATCTCAGCCATAAACAAGTCTCCTAGTAAGCGGCGCTTCCGTTCCACCAAGCAAGAACCCAAACTTGGTTCTCATTGGAGAAACCCACAAGCGCCCGGTCCCCAGCGGAAGGAAGCTCGCCAGCCTTCGGCATAAACAAGGCCGGACCCCACTTGAACGAGTCGTCAAAGGACGGAATAACAACGTAAAGATCATCGTTGCCGTCAGCGGGAGAGTTCACAACCTCCGCTTCCAGCAACACCCCAGGTTCGCCCTTGCGAGTCGTGAACACATCGGCAAGATCGGTCATTACGTCCCCGGCCAATGACGCGGCGTAAACCCAGCCGTCGAGCGCGGCGAGTGCCAACCCGTCCGGGCCTTGTTAGCCCCGCCAGCTTCCGCAAAGCGAGTCTTGCCGCCAACCTTGAAAGTAATAAAAGTGTGCGAAGCGCGAGCGTTACCGGTTTCCTTAACCCAAACGGTCATAATCCGGCCCTCGCCTCGCTTACCCCAACTGTTCAACCCAACCGTCGTCAACGGCGAACCCTTCAAGATTCCTGCCGCGTGAAGCACCGACGAAACAAACCCTGAGCAGTCATAACCGCGAGGATCATTGAAACCGCCGTGACCCCCGCCCCAAACGTAAGCCTGTTTCTTTGCGTCAATCGCGTTTACGCGAGCAATCGCCTTGTTCACAATCTCGTTGTCGGTACTGTCGCTACCTGAAGCTCCGTCGCTCTCGCTCTCACCCTTCGGCTCCGGCAGACGCTTAGACGCCCTGCGCAACTCAACAGTCGCTTCAAGATCCGTAAGGCTCCGGCGGAAGCTTTGAACTATCCAGCGGCCATCAGCGGGACCGGCCTTCTGAATCTCAACTACCGCGCCGGGGTTCACTCGCCAACGCGAAGTTCGCAGCACAACCGTTGCTTCTTGAACGCGCTTGCCGGAGTCAAACTCGAACTCCAAGCTCATAACCCCCGGATCAAACTCGGCAATTACAAGCTGCGGCTGCGACTTGATCAAATCCTCGTCAGAGAGAAAATAGATCGTGTTAGCCGAACAAAACGCCCGGAAGTTGACCTCTTCAGCAAGCCGCTGAATACAAGTCCAGGAATCTTCGCGCTCTTTGCCCTGACCGCGACTGAACTCGTACTTGCCGTCAGCGGCAGCGCCTCCACCCGTACCGTAAGCCGAAATGATCTTCTCGGCTTCCGCCTTGCGGGCGTTGACCTTGCTCACGTAATCCGGGGAACCCTCACCCCCATTCACAACCCCGTTATTGACCAGGGCCGCAATCTTTCCAATCGACCAACTAGGGTGCCTGCGAGCAACCCCAATCAGGCCGCCACCCTTGCTGTTTTCGAAGCTCGTAGTTGAGTGCTTCAGGATCGAGCGGACCGAATAGGCGATATTGAGTGCCTGGGCCTTCGTGAACGTTCCGTCAATGCCGCTAGAGCGCCCAGGGATCGCCTGAATGACCCCAAAGGAAATCGAGTCTGCGCCCTTGCCCTGAATGTTCTTGAACTCGCACTCAACAATGATCATCGCCACAAGTGCGGTCAGCGCCTTGCCTGCCGCGCCCTCACCCGTCGCGGCGTCCAAAACCTCGTTCATAACGCGGATCTGCGAACCCGAAGCGCGAGCGCCTTTGACAGTCACGCTCGCGTTCTTCGCGATACCACTTGACTTTGTTTGCGTCCGCTCAGTCTGCGTCTTCTTGACGCGACCGGCTCTCGTGAGATCCGGGGCGTAAAAGTCAATCGGGTACGTCTTGACTTCCTCAACAAGACGCTTCACAAACTGAGAGCGCGTGATCTTGTCGCGACTGACCTTCAGCGGCTTGTCTTTTCTTCTCAAAAGAGCAACTGCGCGCTCTTCAAACGTAAGCCGTAGCTCATTGTCGTTCTTGCCGACAGAAACAAGACGGAAATACAAGCCGTCAAGCTGAATATCAACGGCGGTTTCAAAGATCCCCGAACGAAGAAGCTTGCGGTCCGGGTCGTGAAGGGAAATCGAAAGCGTCGAAGCGCCGTCAATCGTGCGCTCCAAATCCGCGCTCGTGATCGCACCCGCAACGTTGAAATCGCCGGTCTTGAAGTTCTCCAAAACCAGCTTCTCGATACCAGCGTCCATACCCGGCGAGATATTGCGGGTAGCCCGCATCGAGTCGATCAGCTTCGGCGGCAGCGCCACCTTCGCAATCGGACCCGGCAGCTTCTTTTTCGGCATCAGGGAATACGCAGCTTCTCGCCCTCAACGACGTCTTTAGGAGACCGCCGCGCCTTGCCCTTCTTCTTGCCTCTCGTGAACTTCGGGTTAGCGGCCAGAAGCTCGCGCCAACGCCCACCAAACCCCAGCACTTTCCCAGCAATCTTCGAAAGGGTGTCCCCCTTCTTGACCTCGTAAAGCCGAACCCTGTCACGGGTCGTTCGCTCGATCGCATCATCAGCGACCGCCTCAATCAAAGAAAGGTTGATCCCAACGCGGCAAGGCTTACCAGCTGCGTTAAGCGCGGTCGGTGTCCAAACAAGATCAGTTACGTACCACAAGATCAAACCGTTACCAGGAACCCCGTTCCCCGCAACCTTGATCTTCGGGGGAGCATTCAGTCCATCGTTGCTTGCCAGCCGCGCAAGCTGAAAAAGCTCGCCGTCAACCGCTCGATCGTCAGCGAACCCATCGAGAAGTAGCGAGATTTCAAGGGTGCGCGCAGGGGGCGACTTCCACTCAGCGACCGGGGAACGCTTCGGGCGCTCTACTTCCTCAAAGCCTCCGTAGCCGCCGCCAAAGACCGGGGGATCCTCACCCATCAGAAGATTAACCGAAGCCTGCGGGTTATCGCACGAAATCCGAACGTTCATCGCCGCGCCTGCCTATCCGCAAACTCGGAGCCGACCGCCTCCGCGATCTGACGACGATCCAAGTAAACCTTTGTGACAATCGGGCGGCCAGCGCCACCGCCCATAACCGGGACGGGATTCACGCGGCCACCCCCGCCGAAATGCGCCCGCTGCGCCCGACCAACAAAGTTCAGGACGCCGGGAACACCGGTCATACGTTCAAGGATTCGCTCGCCGGAACCGGTGACGACGAACTCGCCTGGGGAAAGCATCGCGGGAACGGTGTCAGCGGACACCCTCGCGCCTGGAACGTAGCCGCCCGCCGCGAACCCAATACGTCCGCCCTGACGTCGGCCTATGCCGTCAGAGCCGCCGGGAAGAAGTCCCCTGAGCGCACCAACGGGATCTTGAACAACTTGTTTTATGTCTTCAAACGCGCTTTTCGCTGCCCTTAAAGCCTCAATGAATGATCCAAGCGGCGTCATATCAAAAACCTGCTTGAAAACTTCGCGAAGGACGCGCATCTTCTTGAACGTTGAAATGGCAGTCTTGACGCGACCAACAACCCAACGAAGAACGCCGCCGACGTCGCGAACAACGCTCCAAACATCTTTCATTGTGCGGCTGAACTCGCCGCCCGCGCCCTTACCGGTTCGCATCTGACGAATAAACCGCGTAAGCGTCCTGACGACCGAAAGCATCGCGGGGCGAAGCTGATCTCCAAGCTTGACCTTCGCATCGGAAATCTGCGCCGAGAGAATCCGTTGCTGATTAGCGAGACCGCCGCTTGTGCGAGCAAAGTCCCCCTGGGCCTTGCTTGTCTGACGGAAGATAAGCGCCTGGGCCGCAAGCGCCTTTTGCTGCGGCGTTAGAGCGTCCTTCGTGGTCTTGATCAGACCCAGCCGGAGGGCAGCCGTCCTAAGCTGCGCGTCGTTGATATTGACACCGAAGCGGCGAAGCGGCTCAGTCTCACCAACAAGACCGGAACGCAGAGCCTCTAGAGCGTCCTCGATCGAAGTGTTGTTGAACGACGCAAGATCAGAAGCGAGCTTGGTCAGAGCAACCGAACTCTTCGCGGAAGCTTCCTCACCTACACCAACGGCCCGAAACAGGTTTCCAAAGACACCCGTGTATTCCAGGGCAGCGGCCTGACTAATACCAAACGAAAGCGCCGACGAATCAGAAAAAGCTTTGACCGCCTTCGCGCTACGACCAAAGAGAACTTCGTTCTTCGAAAGCGACTCGCCAACCGACGTCGAAAGGTTGATTGAGTCACCAAGAACGCGAACGGCGGTATCCAGCCCAACATAGGCACCGATAGCGGCAGCGGCCCCGCCAGCGATTCCCTTCAGGCCGCCAGCAAGAAGACCGGTTGCGCCAGCGGTCCGGCGGGTCGTGCGATCGGTCTTGTCAGCCGAACGCTCAATCCCGTCAATGCTTGTAGCAACCTTCTTGGAATCACCTACGAACTCACGGGAGTTCTTCAGGCGAACCGCAATATCGATATTGCCCTGAGCCATCTAGCCCTTTCCGCCGAACAACTGTCCAACTGCGTTCGCAATCCGAATCGCGAGCGCTTCGTCCCTTTGCTCCGCGACCTCAACAACCTTCGCAATAAGCGCCGTGATCACCGGAAGATCAGCGCTAGAGGCTTCAAGAACGAGCATCGGGTCAACCCCAAAGCTCGCCGCGACCGCCGCCGCCTCAACTGCGGGGTCGCTAGTTAGCCTTCCCCCAAATCAGAAGAAACCTCCTCGTCAACGTTCGTAATCCACTCCGCGACTTCCAAAGCGTGAGCGTTGATCGTGGTTTCAATCGGGGAGCCGTCCGGGAACTGCGGAAAGCACCCGTAAACAACCTCGCGGGCGCTCTCGGCCTCAAAACCCAGGATCTCCGCAAGTTGCTTATCGAACCGGACCGGGGCATCTTTTCCGGCCTCGTCCTGAAGCGTGCGCTTCTCACCATCGACCACGACCAGGATCTCCTTACAGGTCGTGATAATCAGGTCAGCCGCAGCCGCCAAATCCGCTTCGGGTGTCGCCTGAGATTCCAAACGATCAACCCGTGACGCGAGCTTTCGCATCTCGCCTGCGCGAACCGGGGTGTAACGGGCAACAAGCATTCCCGACCACCCCGGCACGCGCAGATCGAGCGTGCGTTCGCGCCTAAGCTCGGCGTGCTGTTCACGCAGCCGAACAATCGCGCTATCAACTACCGCCTCGTTCCCCTGGGCTTCCATAACTAGGAAACAGTTGCGTTAGTCGATACTTCCAGTTCCAGCATTCCAGGATCGTTGCTCTGCGAATCGTGATCCGGGAGCTTGACGTTCTTCAGAATGCCGTTGTAAACAACCGGCGAGCCGTAAGCGTTGCCGTCAGCATCGAGCGGCTGTTTAGTGATCGTGACCGCACCCTTGCCGATAGCGGCCTTCAGCGAAGCAAGGTTCGCCGCGTGGTCGCCGTCAAGCGAATAGATACGCGAGACAGTCACGTTAGAGACGGTCTTCGGACCGCCGAGAGCAACTTCCGCACCCATTCCACCGGGGCGGTACTTGGTCTCCTCTGAGTCAAGCTCGCCGCCGCTCAGTTTGTCGAACGTCCCCAGGGAGACGCCCGCAACCGAAACGGTGACGGCGTACTGATCTTCTCTACTTGGAATAGGCACTAGTTGATCTCCTGACTGACCGGAACCTTCACAATCTCAATAACCACAAGTTCAGCCATAGGCGAAACTCGCATCGAGATAACGGCCCGAAGCTGACCGGCCTCGATCGTTTCGGGGGTGTTGACCGACGTATCCACGCGGAACGCCTCTTCGGGACTGTCGCCGTACAGGCCGCCGGACTCGTAGTAGCCGGTAAGCATTCCCGACAGGTCGCCAGCGAAAGCGGCGATCGTGCGGCCCTTACCGTCAATCTGCGAGAGGACGTAACGCTCGGCAATCTCAGAAGCCTTCGCGGTCACGGCCATACGCAGACGCGAGTTACCAAGCTGCCAGTTGTTCGGGTCGGTATCCGGATCAACGAGCGTGCGGTAGCCGTACGTGCGCGGCCCGCCGTAGACGAGCTTCGCGACGTTGACACCGGCATCGTTCAGCGTCTCGCGATCATCGTCAGTCCAAGACTGAGCAAGCTCGATCACCGAAACCGGCTGACCGTTTACGCCAGCGGCGGGAACGTTCGGGTTAAGACCCGAAGCGTCACGGCGAGCTTCAAGCCCCGCCTGAACCGCCGAGTAAGGAACCGTCCTGACGCTACCGCCAGAAACCCCAGCGATCTTCGCCCAGGGCGCAAACAGAGCGCCACGCGAAGCACCGGGAAGGATTGAAGCGGCAGCCGCCGCAGCGGTCAGCGTCGCAACCGTCGCGGTATCCGCAGCATCGAGCAGAGCAATACGGTTCGTATCTTCTGCGTGCTGTAGAAGCTGCGAGTGCGCCGTCGCGGTCGTCCGGCCCGGATAAGAGACCTGACCGGGGCCGAGATCAGCGACAAACAGATCAAGCGCGGTCTGCCAATCCGAATCGGTCGCGCTTGCGTAATCATCGCTACCACCCGAAAGCGAGTAAGTCCCAACGCTGGGATCGCTTGCGGAACCGGCGTTATCGGTGATAGTCACGTAAGCGCTATCCCAATCCTCCGCGTCCGCAACGGTCGCGTAATCAGGGCTTGTCTCAGACACCGAAGCGTCGCTGTCGTGCGTGACCACAAACCGGAAAGTTCCGGACTGCGAACCCGCCTCAACCTCAACGTTCAGGCCATTACCGAACGCACCCGGATACTTCGCCTCAACGTCAACCGTTGAATCAATCGTTACCGAAGCGTTAGCCGCAGCGGGACCAACAACGCGGGCGACGTAACACACCGAACCACCCTCACGGAAGAACGTCTCTACCGAATCGCAAAGCGAACCGGAGTTAACGCGCCCGCCAAACGCGGACTTGAACTCTTTGAGAGACCGGACCTTTACCGCCTCGTCGGTCGGGCCGAAATCCGCGAAACCGGCTGCGAACCAAGTTCCGGTATCGGTCGGCGCGGTGCGAGCGGGCGGCGCATCACGGTTAATTACCAAACTGCCTGGGAGAGTCACTTAGAAGCTCCTCGCTTTGATTGCTTGACTCGAACTAGACGCCCTTCAGAAACGAGGGCTTTCACTTCAGGATCGCGTTCGCTGACCGTTACAACGTCCTTCGGGGCAGCGGTGCGACCATCTGGAAGGTCGATAGCGTGCGGGGAACGCACGCGAAACTTAGGCATTATCCAAACTCCAATCAACGGGGCCAGTCGGTAGCGGGCCAGTCGGAAGCGGACCGGTTTCGCTAACCAAGTTGACTTCCGTTTCCTCAATAACGGGCCACTCAGGCGACGTCTCGCTTTCCGAAGCGTCCGGCGCAACCGGGCCAGCATTGGTGCTGATCACTCGATCAACGTCAACGGTGAACCCTTCAATCACGCACGCGAGCGAACGCGACGTCTCAGAAGGAATATCGTCGTAGCTCTCGTCAACCCAACGCAGCCCCGAAGCGAAACCGTCTAGGGACGGGTGCTGAAGAAGGGCGGCGGCAAGGGCGGTGCCGTACAAGCGGGCAAGCTGCCGAGTAGCCCCCTGCGTGTTGGCCGAAACCATCGCCGCAACCGACACCCCGTAACGGGCGCGATAGAAACCTGTTCCTTCGTGATACGGCTCTTCCGCGAACCCAGGACACATAATCACAATCGCCGGGATCTGATCCTCCGGCCAGCGAGTCGGATCGTCCGCTTCGCTAACAAGCTGATAGCTGCGTGGGGAAGGAAGCGACCCCTGGGCGCGGTCGTGCTGACGCTCAACCTCACGAAGATAGGTCGGCAACCAATCAACTAGCGCGTCCTTAACGGCGTTCTCAACAACGCCGCCGTGAACCAGCGGACCGAAAAGCGTCATACGTCAGTAATCAGGTAGTCGCGCATCTTCTCCGCAAGGAAAACGTGCGCGTTAGCGTTAGCGCGAGCAAACGGGCGAGACTTAGAGACGTACCACGCATAACCAGCGCCCCCACTTCGCTTACTGCTTGCCTGCCCCCTAGTCGTGTTGATCCCGTAACGAAGCATCGTCGGGGTTGTTCGAATCTTGGTCTGCGGCGGCTGCGGATTGACGAGAAGCGACCGCATACGACCGGAAGCCTCCAACACGCGAGGACTAGTCGAATAACGCTTCTCTCGCCTATACCGGCTTTGCGTCTGAGCCTTGCGCGGCTTCCAAGCTGACCCCTGCGACGCGCCCTGTGAGGCAAACGCCGTACGGAAATCATCAGCGAGCATCTTTACGACGTCGCGCTTGAAAAACTCCTGGGGATCCTCTAGGCGCTTGCGCATACGGTCAATGACCGCAGCGGCTTCTTTCGCGCCCTTGACCGAAACTTGAATCGTAACGGGCGGCACTTACTCGGCTACTTCCTCGATCGTGGACTTAACCTTGACCGAAACAGGCCCGTAGCCGCGAACCCCGCCGGAATCCGCAAGCGCAACCTTAAACGCTTCTAGGGCGTCAACAAACATTTCTCGCAAATGCTGATACGGACTGTTTTCGCGCTGAACTTGCTCCGGCCAATAAGTCAGTTCGACCATCATCGCCGTACGCAAAGCAACAACGTTTTGACCAAAGGGAACCAGCCGCGAAGGAACATCACCGTTAGCGACCGCCGCAACCATCGCCGCCGCCTGAGCGATCAAATCCTCAACCTCAGAATCAGTCGGTCGCGTATCCGCGTTGAAGTTCCCAACCTCATTACCTGAGTCGTCCTTAGTACGCGCACGAAGAAGGGAAGCGACGTCCTCAACCGAACACTCCAAAAAGGTAGGAGCAGGCTCAGGCTCGTCATACGTGACAAGAAGTTCCTCCGTCGCAAACTCAGGAGTAGCGCCCCCCGAATCCCAAACAATGAGGTACTGACCAGCAAGCGCCGGAGCCGTCAGAACCGCCGTATAAATCCCGGAGCTAGCCGGAGACTCAACAACGTTTGTCGTGCGGCGAGTAATCGTAGTACCGCCCGTACCGTCCATCACCCTGACGCCAATCGTGCCAACTAGGCCACTAGGGAAATTGCTTGCGGTCGTCTCAAAACTGACCGAAGGCGCGGAACTAGGCATCAGGAAGTCTCCAAATCCACCCGGCAGGCGTCGCGATACCAGCCCAGGTTCTTTCGTAAACGATCATCAGTAGGGGCCAACTCAACGGCGTTTGTGCCGTGACGCAGAGCCTCCGCGAAAAGCCCCAGGTTGTAAGCAGCGAGGGCGGCTAGGTCGTGCGGGAAGTAGCCCCACGCTCGCGGCTCCGTGAAGTACGTAAGGTCACGTTCCGTAATGGAAAGGGCTTTCAAAGCGGCGAAGTAGCAGCCCGCCCAATCCTCACGCTTGTAGTAAACGTCCGCTAGATCAACCCACCCCTCGCGACGCTCCGGGATCTCCGCACAAGCTCGCAAAACCCAACCTTCGGCTTCTTCGGGCTGCGCCTGGGCTAGATAGCGCATAGAAGCGGCTCGCTCAGGCTTCCAAGTTTCAAGTTCAAGCTGCCGGAGCAAGTGCGGGACCGCTTCCGCCCAACGGCTCTCATAGGCGTACTCGCGACCCAAATAGAAGCGGTATCGACTGTTGTCCGGCTCGCGTTCAACTGCCGCTTCAAGCATCGGGAGATACTGCGCCCGCGACTTAGAGCGGTCCGGCTTGTGAGCCATAACCAAGTCACAAGGCGCTTGAATCTCAGGGGAAGCGTCCTCTTGCCGGGTTAGGTACTCGTGAATCGAACCGCGCCACTCGTACCCGCCGTCATTGAGTCCGATTGCGTGACCGGCGTACTCGTAACCCGGAGCAAATATGTACCGGTAGCGCGGCCTAGTAACGCCTTCCGGGAGAGCTTCTAGGGCTTTGCGCCAGCCGGGGTGAAGAACCTCGTCCAGATCAACGTTAACCGCCCACGCACCATCAGGGACAAGCGCCAACGCCTCGTTTCGGGCTTTATCGAACGCCCAGGGATTAACGACCGTTTCGTGAACCTCAATTCCCAAAGACCGGGCAAGCTCTACGGTCGCGTCGTCGCTTCCCGTATCGAGAATGACGCGCTTATCAGCGTCGCGGCTTGCCTGCTCCCAACGCTCTACGTGCTTTGCTTCGTTCTTGGCAATCCCGTAGACACAAATCAACTAAGCCCGCCTACTGGTTCACCGGGAAGCGCGGCAAGGTGAAAGCGCACTTAGCCTACCCTTATGGGCAAAATTCGCACACGTTGAAACTCTAGATAAAATACTCCACTAGCAATACCAGTTCGAAAAGTAAGTGAAATGCGCTTGTTAGCACTTGTAATTGTCAAGTCAGTTAAGGCGTAACCGGACATTAGGTTAGCTTCACCAATAGAGCTACCGCTTGCGTAGCCGATCAAAGTGCTGCTTTCAAATACATTACTGGACGAGTAAGTGGCGGCATAAAGTTGAATATCCGCACCAGTAACCGTCGAGTTATAGACCGATGCTTGACCCCATACTTGGTACTCACCAGCAAGCGGCACCGTTCGGTTGATATACGTAGTGCCGTTCCTAAAATCCGTATAAGTGCTAGCTGGCGCTGTAGTTGTGCCTGACACAGTTGCGTAATCGGTCAGCGGCGCACCCCCAATAAACTCCCACTTATAAGACGAGCTAGACCCTGACCGATAACGCAAATGCCAGATCACGCCGTTAGTCGCATCAGCGGCGTAGTAGATTTCTTGGCCGTCAATAGGACTGGACGGCAGCGTAGTTTCATAGGTCGGACCCTTAGCTAACGTCGGGTTCGGGTACGTACCCGTCAGGTCACCACCAGCCGTACCGCTGATCTTCTGAAGCTCCTGCCCGGTGCTGTCGTAAACCTGAAAACCCATCAGCCAACCCTCACGGGGGTAACGGTAATCCAACGGTTCGCAAAATAGTGAGTCCCGCCGTAGGCAAGGTACTTAGCGGTAATCGCGCTTGAAACGGCCACGCCCGTCTTGCGAGCAAGCGGGCTAACAACAGAGGCTTCGTGAGTCTCGCCCGCACCCGAGTTGAAATTGACTTGGTAAGCAGAATCATCGTTAGAGGCCGAAGTTGAACCAACCTGATACGAAACCCGGCTAGTCGCAAAGACGCCTGTGTTCGCCGGGGTCTGAACTCCCGCCCCAACCTGAACGTCATAATCCCCGGCCAGGGGAACGGTCACAGAAGGCCCGCTAGTAGTGAGGTCGCCGTAGCTGTTAGTTGCCCGCGACTGCTGCGTTGCGACAAACGCCGTAAGCGGAGGCCCACCAAGTACGTCCCACTTGTAGCTTCCCGTAGCAGCCGCTCGATACCGCAGCGTCCACATAACCCCATTAGTCGCGTCAGCCGCATACACCACCGTCTGACCATCAACCGGGTTAGAAGGAAGCGAAGTCACATACTGCGGCGGCGAAGCGGTAGCAACCCGCGACGAAATGCTCTGCGCGTAGATGATGTCGCCGTCACCATTCGGGACGTTAAACGTAGTCGAACCATTCCCAGTCCCGTACGTTGTGCCGATCACGCTGAAAAGCTCCGCGTACGCTGTCCGGCTAACCGCTGAACCATCGCACAGAAGCCAACCACTAGGGGCCGCAGCGCCGCCATACCCCGTAATCGTGCCAACCGGCGTATCGCTAAACGACCGCTCTAGCTGCGCCCCCGCGCTGTCAAAGGTTGTCCAACCCATCAACCAACCCTCACGGGTCTAGCTATAATCCGCAATTGCGTAAAGTTGCTAGACACGCTGTTTTCTGTCTTGTACCTAAGCGTCATTACGCTGCTTGCGCCTATTCCGTCAAGCTGCGCCGACCGCTCTAAATCAGCGCCGCCATACTGCGCAGTTGCGGTAAACAAAGCCGACATCACTTCTGCGCCGTCGTCGTGAAGCCCAATGCGCATATTGTTTGTACCAGAACCCTGACTTGAAACAAGTCCTGAAATTGTGAATTCCCAATCACCGCTGATAGCAGGCAGGGTGAGAGAAGCCTGTCCAGTAGTCTGATAGGTACTAGACGTAACTCCGGTGGCTCCATTGGCAGAAGCGCCTACGTAACCGCCTCCTAAAAACTCCCACTTATAACTACCTGATGCGCCGCTGCGATAACGAAGGTGCCAAAGCTGGCCTGCGACCGCTTGAAAGTAGATTTCTTGCCCGTCCACCGGGCTAGAAGGCAAAGACGTAACGTAAGCCGTACCCCCGCGACGAATCCAAGCCATCAGGTAATCTCAACCCCGGAAACCGTGATCGTTACCTTCGACGCAACCTCAGCCTGACTGGAAAGAGTCTCGTTATTGCTCATAACGATAGACCCGTTGAACTCAGCCCAACCCCCAGCAGGAATTGTCGTCTGCGGCAGAATCAGATTGCTGTCAGCGGTCCCGGCCTGATAGAGCTTCACCCAACGCGCCGAAGTATCCGTATTCACAATACGAATACTCTTGATAATCGTTGAATTGCCCGCAGTCGCAGGCGACGTATAGAGCGTTGCCGCTGACGTACCGGCCTGAGCCTGCGCCAGCTTCTTGAACGTCTCAGCCATTTCTTAACCTCCCGCGAAGATCGCGAACGCAAGTGAACCCGCACCCGTAGCGCCGGTCGCGCCCGTGTTTCCGGTCGGGCCGGTATTTCCCTGAGCGCCGGTTGCCCCGGTGCTACCTGTCGGACCCTGCGGCCCCGTATTTCCGGTCGCCCCGGTGTTTCCTGTAGCTCCGGCGCTACCCGTCGCGCCGGTATTTCCGGTCGGTCCCTGCGGCCCGGTATCACCCTGAGCGCCGGTTGGTCCCGTGTTTCCCTGCGCTCCTGTCGGGCCGGTGTTTCCTTGCGGTCCCTGGGGGCCGGTGTCGCCGGTCGGTCCCGCGCTTCCCGTCGCTCCGGCATTACCCGTCGCGCCCTGCGGTCCCGTATCTCCCGTTGGCCCTTGCGGACCGGTACTTCCCTGAGCGCCGGTCGGACCCGTCTCGCCTTGCGATCCTGTCGGACCTTGCGGACCCGTATTGCCGGTTGCTCCCTGAGCGCCTGTCGGTCCCTGCGGCCCCGTCTCACCGGTCGGTCCCTGAGCGCCGGTACTTCCGGTATCGCCCTTCTCGCCGGTTGCTCCCTGCGGACCGGTGCTGCCCGTATTGCCAGTCGGGCCTTGCGGACCGGTATCGCCCTGCGGGCCAATGCCGCCGGTATCTCCCTGCGGTCCGGTTGGCCCAACGTCACCCTGCGGCCCCGTCGATCCTGTCTCGCCTTTATCGCCTGTCGGACCTTGCGGGCCTGTTTCGCCCTGCGGCCCCGTGATCCCCTGCGGGCCGGTATCGCCGGTTGGTCCCTGACTTCCGGTTGGTCCCGTATCGCCTATCGGACCCTGCGAACCGGTATCGCCCTGGGGACCGGTGTCGCCGGTCGCTCCGGTCTCTCCCTGCGGACCTTGCGGGCCAGTATCGCCTTGCGGGCCGGTACTGCCCGTCTCACCCTGCGGGCCGGTCGGGCCGGTAACTCCCGCTAGTGCTACTTCAGCCCAATAAGTGTTTGAGCCGTCAGTTGCGGGATCGTCGCCAGTCGTGGACTGAACGGCGATATAGGTTGACCCGTTTCTCGATACGACGTCGTTAGCTGCGTACGTTGCGGAAACGTCCCACTCGCCCGCCCAATCAAAACTCGTGCCTTCAGCGCCGGTAGGGCCGGTGTCGCCCTGCGGGCCGGTGTTTCCCTGCGGCCCTGTCTCTCCCTGCGGCCCCGTAGCTCCCGTCTGGCCCTGCGGACCCGTAATTCCTTGCGGTCCCGTATCCCCGGTTCCGCCAGTCTCTCCGGTCTGTCCCTGGGGTCCAGTCTCGCCTTGCGGCCCGGTCGGACCTTGCTCGCCTTGCGGCCCGGTCGGACCAACATCACCCTGAGAACCTGTCGGCCCCTGATCGCCAGTCGCGCCTTTTTCACCTTGCGAACCTGTCGGACCCTGCGGCCCGGTGTCGCCCTGCGGACCCGTGTTGCCGGTCGCGCCTTGAATGCCCTGAGCGCCTGTCGGACCCGTATTGCCCTGCGGCCCGGTACTGCCCTGAGACCCGGTTTCACCCTTCGGCCCCGTATTGCCTTGCGGTCCCTGAGCGCCAGTCGGGCCGGTCGGGCCTGAGTCCTTATCGTTCGGGACAAACTTCGATCCGTCCCACTCCAAAACCTGTCCGGACGTCGGTGTTCCGTCTACATCGTCAAGTTGAAGAAGGCGACGGATAATCCGAAGTGCGGGCAACTAATTACCTCAACGAAGAAGGGGGACGAGAAGGGAGGGGTACTGCGAAGGCGACGGCGGGGAATCGAACCCCGCCAAACCCGGAGTCCCAACAAGGGGACTCGCCAGGGCGTCGCTGAAACGTGCTTACGAAGCGTTAGTGATCTTCGCGAACGCGTTGTTGAGATCGTGGACGGCGAAGCCGACCCTCATCTCCCAAAGCACCGCTAGCTGGTTGGTCTGCCACAGATTTATAGGCGTCCCACCCACCGAGACGGTAGCCTGATCTGAGGTCTTCACCGTAATATCGCTACGGATAGCGATCACGGCCTGAGACCAATCACCAACAACACCGGCAACCTTGCCAGCGCCAGCCGGGAACCCGTCCAGGTTAGACGAGTAATTAATCGGCAGACCGTACAGAGTGTCCGGCTCGCGATTAAACCCAGCGGTATAGACCGGCGTAGCGGTCTCAACCGTGTTCCGGGCGTCGCGCAGGTGAGCGCGAACGTCCGAAGCGGCGACGATCGCGTTCGGCGTGTAGCCGCCCGCTTCGACGTCCTCCATCGACTCCGAGACGGCCTTAGCAAAGGCGTCACCGGTCGAACCAAGCTCGTTAGCAGCGGTCGTATCGGTGATCTCGTCGTCAAAGTTGCCGGTGATCGCCGTACCGTTGGCATATCCGAGCATATGAGCGTCGAGCTTGTCAGCAAAAGCGCCAACAACGTCGGGGGTAACGAGACGACGCGGGTCGTCTTGAGCGTCCTCTAGAAGCTCCTGCGTGTAGAGAACAATCGCGGCCAGCTTCTTGACGTTAATCGTCAGGGAGCCAAACTCCGCGCCGGTAACGGGCTTCTCTGCCGCTTCATCGACAAAATCGACTTCGGGGCGGCCAGAGTAGACCGAGTAAACACGCTGATTTGAGCCGATCCGCTCAACACGCGCCAGAGACGCGACGGCGGACTCACGACGAAGACCGTCAATGAGGGTCGCCCCGTACTCTTCCGGTACGAGGATTCCGCCTGCGGCATCGGTCCCTTCAGCGAAGGGGATCTGATTAGCCATAGGTAATATCTGCTCCTTAGCAGTTTTCGGTTAACTAAATTGAGCGTTTTTGCGCTCGTAGCCGCCGTTCCCGGCGTTTGTTCAGCCGCTCTTTCCTACTGAGAGAACGTGGACCCGGTTCTTCGATTCCCGCCCGGTCACGGGTCGCGTAATACGCGAGAGCAGCGTCAGCCCGACCCTGGGGCCGGTCCTTCTGACGGTGTTCAACGATGATCTTCTGACTAAGGTCAGCTTTAGGCATTCCGTGTAGCGGGTGCCAAAGCCAACGCCCGTCGCGAAGTTTCCAATGGTGGTGCGCCGGACCAACCTCAATGCCCCTGTAGGCGCGAAATAGCAGCGGGTGAAGGCTGATACCCGTCGTATTGTCCAGCGTGACGCACGCGACGCTTTCGCGAACGTCCTTCAGGGCGTCTCTCGCGCCCAAATGGTCGGTAATAACAAAGTCACCGTCCAAAATGAAAAACCAATCCCCCGCCTTGTTGGACGCGAGCCGTTCGCCGTAGCGAAACATCTTCTCGCGCTTCTCAACCTCCCCACCAACCCAAACGGTTTCCGGAACGTAAAGGTTGAGTTCAATCCCAATTTCCTGACAGACGTCGCGAATAACGTCGTGACTGCGCTCACCGCTAGAGGGCTTGCCGCCGGGATAAAGCTTGTAGGCACCATCGACCGCCACGAGCGCGTCAGCGAACCCCTGAAGACTGCCGATCGACTCCCTGAGCATTTCGTCTGCCTCGTCGTAAAAGGAGAGCAAGGCGACAATCCTCATAGCGAAACGACTTGTGAACCCGAATCAAGTTCGCGATACCAAGCAACATCACTCGGCACAACTCGCGGCCCGCTCATAGGCTCCCCACGAGCCGCCTCAACTAGCACCGCAGGAAGATTCACGCCGGTACTCGCAAAGTGATAACTCGTGGTCCCAAACCGGCCAGCGTTGATCTCCGTTAGCTTCGGAACGCCGTTGCGGTCCTCGCGCAGATCGAACATCAGCACGCCGTTAGCGCTTCCAGGCAAAGCCTCAACGACCCGGTAAACAACGTTGCGAACATCGAGCCGGTCAACCGTTACCTGAAGATTCGCAGTCGAAGCGACCCTCGCAGGGTTACGAGAAGCGCCGTGAAGCCGCAAACGCTCCTTCATTCCAAACGCGAGCAGTTTCCCGTCGCGCCAAACACCCGTGTAAGACAAGTCCTTACCGGGCAGGCGCTCGCTGATAACCCACTCCTCCGGCTCAATTCCGAACCGGTCTCGATGGTGGTCAATCCACGCCTGAGCGATCCCAGCATCAGAAACGGGAAGCGCGCCAGAGGAACCCGCCCCTGACCGCAACCGAAGCCAACAATCGCCGCCCAACTCGTCTATGACCTCACCAATCGGCTGATCTTCCGAGACAAGCCTTGTCTCCGGCGCGTCAGTCCCAGCAACAATCGCGGTTCGATACTTGTCCTGCGCCACAAACAACGCGGCCCGATCCGGGAGCATTGTCGGCGCGTTCAACTCGTGCGCGTGACGGGAGAGGTACTGAACCTCCGGGTCGGGCTGCGCGTGAACAAACCCAACGTCGTACCGGTCGATCAGATCATTCAAGACCTCAACCGGACGATCCGGGTCCACAAGCTCGCGAAACCTGCCCCTAGCTACCTGAATAGCTACCGGGTCAACGTCAACCGCAACGGTTTCGTGACCCATTTCGTAGATCGCTCGCGTGAAGTTGATCCCAGCCGGTCCCCCAGCGCCCAGGACAAGAACGCGCACTACTTACGGGCGGCTTTGAGAATCTTCGCTCCAAGCTCGGCGGCGGGATCCAGCGACTCGTTCGGAGCAGTCGCCCTAACGCCCTGATCCGCCGGTTGCGGAGTCCGCGAACCGAACAGGTGCGGCTTGCTCTCCACAAGCGCTTTCACTCGCTCGTCTGCGTCCTCAACCTTCCCGGTCTCCGGGTCGATCGTAAAACTCTCAGACGCAAGAAGCGCAACAACGTCGTCGGGGTCAATCGCCCCCTGACGAGACGCCTCCGCAACCAGAGCGCTTCTGATCGCCTGCTGATCAGCACGCTTCGCGATCTCCTCGCGCTCACGCTCGGCCTTCTCGGCGCGCTCAATCAGCTTTTCAAGCTCTGTTTTCTGCTCGGCCTGAAGTTCATCGAACTGCTCGGCCTTCGCTTTCATTTCATCAAAAGCGGAAAGCTTCTGCTCTACTTCCTTACGGTCACGAGCGAGCCTCTGCGCCACAACCCGATCGACCTCTTCCTGAGTCATATAGACCTTCGACTCCGGGGCCGTCTCCTCGCTGACGGCTTCCTGAACCTGCTCCGTATTCTCTTCCATACGTACCCTTTCCACCCCAGGGGGCGTGATAACCGCTCGTTAAACGCCGAACGTTTGCGTTAAGACGAAATGAGATCCGTCAAAGGCTTTTCGCTGACCATCGGAGCGCCACCAAGCTTCATAGGAAGTTCGTTGACAAGCTCCGAAAGCGGAAGGCCGCCACGAATCAGGTCAGCTTTGCGTTCCCCGCCGCGACCCTCAAAAAGCGCGTCCTGCTCCGCTTTTGTCTTCTGATCGAAGATTTCTTTTCCGGTCGGGCGACTGATCGAGCCGCGATCACCAACAAGAACCGGCTCTTGGACACAATGGCAGTTAGGGTGGCCCCGGAACGCCTCTTCCGGCTCGTGAACGCGGCCATCTGACAACGCAAGGCAAGCCCCGCAAGCTGAAGCGCGAGGAACCCTGATCCAACCCTCGATATAGGGGGAGGCAACCATCAGGTCTTTCATCGCCTCGCGTCCGGAGTGCGCGATCATCGTCGTAGCGATCCGACGCGCCCTAGCCGAACCAAGCTTCTGAGCAATCGGAACCGCGACGTTCTTCAAGATCCCCAGCTTGAACGTGTAAACCGCCGGTTCAAGCGCCCTTCTAATCGACCGTCCGAACTGATCAGTCAGCGAATAGTTCGCGGTACTGATCCCCTGCGGCGCAACCCTAGTCCCCAACTCGTTTGTGACGTACGACGCGAGATACGAGTCAGCAAGAATCGTTTGCTGGGCCTGGAACCCACCAATCGAAGCGGCAGCAAAAATCGCGAACCGGTCAAAGCCGCCGTCAATATCCGTCCAGGAAACAAGCTCTTCAAAGCCCGACTCGATCTGCGCCCCGCCTTCCTCGCTAATCAGCCCTGCCCTGTCGCGGTACTGATCAGTTATGAAAAGCGAAGACTCATTGACCGGCATCGTCAGGCTGCGTTACATCGAGAGGGAGACCCTGACCGGTATCAAACAAGCCCATTTCAAGCGCCTGCTCACGCAGCATCGACTTAAACCGGCTGATCTCCTGCGGCGAGTACCCAGCGTCAGCCCAAAGCTGTTCCTGCGGCACCCCAAACGCGAGCTTCTTAACCAGCGAATCGACGTACTCGCTCTCAGAGCGCGTCTCCGGGTTCTTCCACTCAACTTCAGCCATCGGAGAGTTCGCCTTCTCAAAATCACCCTCAACCGCGAAAGCAAGCCGCATAGCCTGTTCGATTGCCTCGCCGTAGCTGCGCTGTTTGTCTCTGACGCGGTTCGCAAGACCCGACTCAGCGGCCTTCAGGGCATCACCGGAAGCATTGACGATCGAACCAAGAAGGTAATGCGGCGGGGTGCGCGTACGGGCCGCAAGGGACTGAATGCGCGACTCAATCGCCCGCGTGTAATTCGAAAGATCGTTCGCGGCAAACTCGCCAAACTTGGTGTCAACGTCAGGGCTTACCCAAAGCCGGTTAACGGCGTGTTCGAACGGCTGAATAGGCTCGCCCGTAACTTCGTCAAACGGGATCTCCAAGCCGGTCGCCCAACGCTGACGAAACGCGCTGACCTCCGACGCAACCATCAGGTCACAAAGAAGCTTGTTGATCTGATCCTGAGTGCTGATCACATCGGCCAGATCAGAGCGTCCCAGGCCAATAGAAGCTTCGGGGAGATTATGCGGCGAAGCGAGAAGACTTCCCGGCGGGTAGCTCGGCAGCATCGCCGGGTTGTTGACAACCGGAATCACCGGCACAACACCCAAAGGATTGTTCTCTATCGCCGGGGAGCCGCTGCGAGCAGTCCACTTAGACCCGGAGGCACGAAGGCGCTCATAGCGGTAAATCGCGTCCGGCAAGAAAAGCGTTGCGTAAAGAGTGCCGTCTTCACCAACCCATTTCTTCAGGGCAGCGGAAATAGTGTCGCGGCTACCGGCCTTGCGCTCAACGATTACCTGGGCGGGGTGTTCAACCGTGATCTCCGCACGCGGCCCCGAACGACGCGAAACCATCGGGCCGGAAACACCGGGAGCGTCCTCGCCCCACCAAACCATTATGTACGCCTCACCGATCTTCGACGCTTCGGTGAAAAGAACTTGACTATCGAGATCAAGGTTCGATTGCTGCCAAAGCCTCCAAGCGTCAGCATCAGCTTCTAGCTGATCAGACTCACCAAGCCGGAAACCCTGAACAACTAGGCGCTCAATCGGCGCGTTGATAACCAGGGGAAGCCAGTTATCAGAGACCGCAGCGAGCATCGACGCGAACGTTTCCCTGAACTTAGAAGTCGCGAACGCAAGCTCGAACCGGCCCTCGTAGTAGTCGCTGTAAAGCTCGACAACGGGGCGGCGATACGCAAGACGCCTCTCCAACCGCTGAAGCCACCAATCCGGGGTGTAAGCGTCCAGATCGTGAGCCTTCGGCGGCAAGATCAGTTCTTCTTCAGACCAAACACTCAAAGGAAACCTCGAAAGAGTTAGAACGAATAGAGCGCACGCGGCCTGTCGCTCTCTAGGCTCGCGGCTAGTGCTACCGAATGCGCCATCGAAAGCGCCCGGAGAGCGTCAATCGGTTTACGCGGACCCTTTTTGGCCCGGTCAAACCGGAACTTCTCGCCACCCAACGGCTTTTCGACCGCGTTCAAAACGTGATCGCGAAGAACGGGATCGCCGTCGTGAACAACCGACTTTCGTCTAACGGCCTCCATAAAACGAGCATCAGCAAGCGCAATCGGGGCGTTCGACTGCGAATGCTCAACAAACCGGATCGCGTGATCGCGCTCCAACGTTTGAACCATCTGCTGACCCCCGGCGTTCGGGTCATACACCACGCCGAGAACGTGAAAACGCTCGCAAAGCTCCACAAGCGCGTCAACGATCAAACGATCATCGAGCAAACCATCTTCCGGCGGCTCCAACACGATCGCGTCGCTGACCAACACGCGATCTTCGCTTTCAAACATCACCGGAACCAGGGCGGTTGTGTCCCGCTTCCAACCAAGATCCAAACCGACGTAAACATCAGCCCCGGCAGGAATCGAGACCCCCGGATCACAAAGACCGTCCCACTCAGCGGGGGAAATCGCGGAACTCTCGCCGCGAAGCCAAACACCGCACGCAAACCGCGCCCACGCCCATTTCGTCATAGACGGGCTGTTAAAGCGGCGAGCGAGAGCTTCGGGGGTCTGCCAGGACGCGGGGTTCGCGGTCTTCACAACCTCCATATCGTCCAGGTTGTCTTCTTCGGTAAGGCTCCACTCGTGAAGCACAAACGCGCCGTCCTCGCTGCGAGCGTACGTGTAAGCACCCTCACGCTTGGCACCCGGCAGGGCGTGTGCGTTAGAGCGCATCACCCCCAGCGGCGAAGAATCATCATCGCCCGCCGTCGAGATCGTGACCATACGGCCATCACGCGGCCCCAACCCGTCACGAAAGACGCCGTAAAGCTCCGCGCTTGAATGCCGGTGAAGCTCGTCCACAAGGCAAGCCGTCAGAATCACTCCATCGGCGGTCTGAACATCAGAGGCAAGAACCCGGATCCTGCCGTTATCGGTCCGGGACCGAATCTCGCGATAACCGCGCTTGACGTCAACCAATGACTGAAGCATCGGGGAACGAGTCACAAACCCAACCGCTTGGTTGTAAAGAATCGTTGCCTGATCTCGCGAAGCGGCAGCAATCACGCACTCCGCGTTAGCCGTCACAAGCAAATGGTGAAGAGCAAGCGCCGAGAGCAGCGTTGACTTCCCATTCTTCTTCCCAACGATGATCAGCGTCTCGCTAGTCCCATCGAAGTAATCCCTGACCATCGTCTCCTGGAACGGCTCCAACACAAACGGTTTGCCGTTCTCAATGGTCAACTCCTGACAAAAGCGCTTAAACCCCTGAAGACCCTCCGGCCCGTCGTTCTCTGCGGTCCGCGAGTTCATCGAAGAAGCCTCCACCCTCTGAACCCTCGCCGTCCTTGTTGCGCTCACTCGGCTTACTCCATCTTTCCGGGTACTGACGCTCCAAGATCCAAGCGTGCGCCTGCCACGACTTAGAAGACGCGATCGCCTCAACGCGAGCGGCCTCCGCAATAGCGCGAGCCTCCTCCACGTTCTCCAAGAACGCGACGAACGCCTCGTCCCCAGGCTCCGCAGCTTTGCCGCGCTCAATCCAACGATGAAACGTCATACGGGTAATCCCCGCCGCTTCCGCCGCGACTGCGTTATCATTACCCGCAACGATCATCGAGCAGATCCGCTCGGTGACTTCAGGACTTAATTTCGTGGGACGACCAGCCAACATCAGCCCCCTTACGGGAAATCACGAAGCCCAGGCGCGGAATTACGCATATTCCCGCCCGACTTTGTGCGCTTTTGTTACAAATGCTCAGGGGCTTTTTCTCCCAATCGAC